AACTTACCTAGAAGTGCGGTAGTGGTTTCTATAGGAATGTTAGCAGCCTTAGCAATAGGAGCTACAAACTTCATAGCCTCTGCAAAATCAGTCATGTTAAGAGCAGACTTAGAAAAGCTTAGAGCCATTACATCCACTACCCTTTGAGTTTCCTCAGCATCTAAACCGAAAGCTCTAAGTACTGCACCAGCTACATTAGCTGACTCTGCTAAACTACTGCCTGTAGCAGTTGCTAGTGATAGTGTAGCTTCTGTAGCTGCTATTATCTCAGAAGTAGAAAAGCCTAGCTTTGCATACTCTTCCTGTAATTCAGCTACCTGAGTAGCGGTAAACCTAGTAGAGCTGCCTAGTCTTTTAGCATCATCTGAAAGCTTTTCAAAGTCTTTAGAAGTTGCGCCTGTAATAGCTCTAACTCTGGACATTTGAGATTCAAAGTCTCTAGCTACACTAACTGCATTTTTAACTGCTGAAGCAAATAAAGCAGTAGCAGATCCTACCGCAAAAGCTCCAGCGAGATTTCTACCTAAGTTCTTAAATGAGTTACCTAGATTCTTTGAGAGCTTAGTGTAAGCTTGCTCTGTTTGTTTAGCAGACTTGCTAGATGTCTTACCAACATCGGTAACCTCTTTCTCTAGCTTATTGAGATTCTTTAACGCTGCATCTACTTTAATGTCGTAGACTCCTACTATTTTATCCGCCATCTGCTAATAAGATAACGGTATATAGAGCCTACCGTTTAGAGTGCTTGCGTTGGTCTAAGACCTTATCTACAAATGTACGAATTTCAAATAACAGTTTATCGCCTGACAAGCTCATAAGATACTCAAACTCTTCAGCGTTATCTGCTAAGTTGTTTCTGATGAACTTTCTGAGGATGGCTGATTCGTTTGCAATTTCTTTTCTAAGCTCATCGAACGAATGAGGCTTATTTCTTCTTTTAGATCCTCCAGACTTCCCTTGAAGCCTTTTGAAATGACCCCCCAAGAATCTTTGCCAATCTTGAACCGTTCTGAGAGGTCTTTCACAACGGTTAACTGAAAAAAAAACTCATCACCTCTATCTATTATCTTCTTTAGATAGTCAGCTTTCTCTTGGTGTATCTTATCGTTAACCTCTGTTATGCTCTCATCTTCTCTAATGAAGTCAGCAGCTATAGCGTTAATTAGAACATCTAGAGGGATAATCATATCGCGCATATCCATAAACCGCTTGAAGATGACCAGACCCTCTAGATACTTTCCCTCATTGAATGCTTTAGTTACACCCTCGTAAGCTATCTCCATAGCCTCAGGGCTCACCCTAGAAGATAAGAAAGATATAAACTGAGATTGCTGCTCTATGCGCTTAATAGGGTTAGCTAGACCAGTACCAAACTCATACCACGCTTTCCCTTGATCATCGACAAAAGCTAGGTTAAGATCTTCGAAACCTATAGGCTTTACCCATCGCTGCCTAATGTAGCTATCAATAGTATCTGGTGATACTTTAGAAAGTAACTTAAATAAGAGCTTCATTAACAAGCTTAGCTAATTGATCTGGTGATAGTGGGCTAGACCATTCTTTCTCGAAGCCATTAACGTGAATGTAAGAGCCACCGCCTCCAGCGATATTAGGCTCTATCCATGTAACTGAGTCTGGGTCTATCCAAGTTTCAAACTCTTTCATTTCTAGGTCATCCTCTGAGGGCTTCTCTATGCCTAAGGACTCCCAGTCTACCGTATCTGTCTTAGAACCGTAGTAGTGTAGTGGTATCTTAATGAGCATCTAGCTTATCTATTATAGCGGTAATTATACGAATAATTCCAGCGATTGCAAAGCAGTTAGTAATAACCATTAGTGGGCTATCATATCCTATCTGAAGAGTTAAACCCCAGAAGCTACTCATGCATAAGGTACAGAAGATAACAGGCTTTAAGAGCTTCTGAGCTCTCTTACCATCTAGCATATCATAATAGACTCCTAAGTCTTTGCCTGTGAAGTTTTCCAGTAGGCTATCTGTAACTTCATATATGCCGATGATGCAAAGTGCAATGTATAGTATCATGTAGATAGTTTAGCTTCAGCTATTACATCTGCTGCACCTGACTCTTCTACTCGCTCAAATCTAACACTTAGACAAGTTACCGAAGTAGATGTATCTGGAAGATCAAAAGACTCCTTAGCAAATGCCATAGATTCATCTGTGTTAACCCATACCTCGTAACTAGCGTTAGCTACTCTATTAGGAAAGGTTATAGAAATCTTACCATCAGTACCGCTAGTAACTGACTCTTTCGAGATAAAGCCTGTAGCAGTATTCATAGTGTAGACATATAAAGCTACACCATCAGCAGACCAATCACCTACCCATATGCTAGTAGCGCAGTAAGGTACAGGTAGTACAATGGTGCAAGGGTTACATATAGACATACTACAAAAGTACTAAATCTTAGTTACTTTACCAGTCTTAGGGCTAACCTTGTAACCAGCTTTCTGAGCTTCTTTGATAAGGTGGTTAATATTAGCTGAGATGTTTTTCTTAGCTTCTATCATCACCTTAGCATGACTCTCTAGGTTACTTATCTGATCTTCTGTAAACATATGGCAAAAATAAAAAAAGCCCCCGATTAAGGAGGCTCTAAAATTTGGGAGTTCTTATAGTTGCCCCCTTTGCTTTTACACTAAAGAATAACCTTGCTCCCACTCTGGAAGTTTGTCTGTCCAATTATCACTAATCTCAACATCTTGAGGTTTGTAGTAGTAATCTGACTTTAGCATACAAACTTCTTCGTTTGTATCAAAGTCCAAGATAATTAGACATTCATCACCGCTAAGTGAACAAGTAAATTCTCTGATAATTTTGTGATTTAAAGCACTCATGTTCTGTTTTTTTAGTTGTTTGTTTCTTTTGATGAATCAAATATATAGATGTTTTTCATATCTGCAAAATTATCTGCAAATTTTTTTGATTTTTTTTACCTGAGCTGCTGGTTAAACTTGATCCAGTCATTAACCGCCTTATGGTTAACTGCATATCTCACGCAGTCCATATGATCTGCTCGCTCATGTATATTCTTTCTATTCTCTTTAACTAGACCGCCTTCACCGTTAGCCTCTACGAAACGCAAATCTCTTATAGTATTCTCACATCTTGGGTGAATCTTGAAGTCTGGGTGATGGTAGAGAACATAGTTTAAATCATTCCTAGACTTCTTATGCTGAGGGTTAGCTGATGTTTGGATATTTCGCATAGGTATCTTGAGCTCTCTGCTTAGCTGCTCATAGTAAGAGCCATTAGATAGCGTTCTAGCGTTACCATTGTAATCACCTGTTATAATCATATTATGAATCCACGGGTAGTACTTAAACTCTATCTGCCTAGCAGCCTCGTTAATACTACCATCTGTTATAGTTTCCTCGTCTATGATATGAAAGTGAAAGCCTGTATTATCTTGGTAAGCTTGGTAGTAGATGAAACCAAAAGGCTCTACGTTAAAGTCCATAGATACATACATGATCTCATTCTCTTTTACGTATATCTCTTCTATAAACTTATCATCCCAATTGGTAGCAAATCTATTGTTAACCTCTATTACTTCCCAATCGCCCTCTACGAATCTCTGGTAATCACTAGGCATCATATTATTCTTTAAGCTCTTTAGATAGCTCTCAGGTATAAATGGGTTATCAGTAATCTTAGCTTGAATGTAAGCCCATCTACTAGGCAGCTCTTCTCTTTTCCATAGGTCGTAAAATCTAGTCTTTACCCAGTTATGCGTAGGGTTACAAGTAGCTAGAATAATGCTAGGTACATCTCCAGCCTTTAGCCATGTACCAGCTCTTTCTATTAGCTTATGAAATGTAGCCTCTTGCAGCTCGTTGATCTCTTCTGCACCAGCACCATTTATTTCTAGACCTCTAAACCTGTTAAGCTCCTTATCAGTATCGAAAGACTCAGCCATAAAGATGATCTGTGAGCCATTGCGAAAGGTTACGGTAAAGGTATCTCTGTTGAAGTCTTTAACATATCTATCTAGACCCTCACCTAGAAGAGCTTGAAAAGATACTAGTGTAGTCCTCTTCAGAGTAGGTAAGCTTTCCCTGACTATAACCCACCTAGACTTAGCATAGGTAGAAGCTAGATAGCAGAAAGTCGTTAGCAGCCAGTAGGTTTTACCTCCTCTAATAGCACCACCGTATAAGATTACATCTTTATCTCCAGAAGTAGCTAATTCAAAAGCTTCTGTTTGCTTCTTACTTAGCTCCATTTAGTTTAAGCATAAACGGCTCATTATCCATAGTAAGCTCTGTTTTTTGTTTAGGTAAACCGTAGCGGTATTTGTAGTATAACTCTAGTGCT